CAAGGAAGGAATGGGAGACTATTACGTCATGGATCTTTTTAGGCCATTGACCGGTTCAGCTACGACAGATTTGTTGACATTTGCGCCGCAAGCTACTCTCTACTGGCACGAAAGATAGGCTCTTTGAGCTCAACGAATGTACAATTTGCCTCCAACCATTTGACGTCCTCCATGATTAAGTCCAACCTCCCCTTCGGAGTTTTGTCCGTGATGTCTGCCTGGAGCTGATCCCTAGGGTCAGAGTTCGAAAGCCAAATGCACGGACGCCCCCACTTAATCTGCACCGGGTCCCGATAGAGTTTCTTAACCGTAACGACAGACTGTGCGCCAAGCCACTCTTTGAAAGAGGGGAACATGCTAATGCCGCCCCTCATGTCATCAAAGACCGCATATTCTGCATCAGGGATGTCTCTAAGGATTGTAGCTCCTGAAAGCATTCCCATGATGTACACATGCCTGCCCAATGATCGTGCCCACAGCGTTTTGCCAAGTCGTGATTCACCATAGAGAACAAGACTCCGGCTTCTGCCTAATATCAGCTTAGTCATTGCTTAGTCATCAATCGACTTTTCACCACAGCGGGGGGACCGCGGTCCGCGTAGGACCGAGCGTAAGCGAGACCCCCGCCATTCATCCATCAGGAAAAACCCCACTCTGGAGAACAAGAAAAGCCCGTCGCAGACGAACAACAGAAGTTCAACATACCTTCTACTGGATCATCTCCAAGAGATTCTCCTCTCCATCCAGCCAAGTCAGGTACCATTCCAAGGTCAAATTCGATATCATCGGGACCCACATAGGGTTCTCGTTCCTCGGCGAAGTATCGGTCGGCGTAGTCGAGAAGCTCTCGGTGTCGGAGGACGAAAGTTTTTGGGTCCAGCTCTTGTACAAGTCCGAGAAACTCGTCCCGACTTTCTGCGCGGACAACTTGGCTCCAGAGATTCTCAGTCGCAGGAAGTCCACCTGAGCCCGGCCTTGCCAACCCCCCTGCAACAACGTTTCCATCCTTGACTGCATAGTCCCAACCGAATTCTGCACGACCTCGAGATGGGACAATGTTTGGGTGGCGGCCACCGACATCAAAAACGTCAGATCGTCGTGATCTGAACTTTCGTCCGAAATCGCAGAAAACATGGAGGTGAGTACCCTCATCAGCGTGATCTTCTCGGCCAATGATACACTCAGCTCCAAGGCCGCTGATATGCTCGAGAACGGCCCATTCAGATAGGTCGCCAGATTGTGCATACGTGAGGAGGACATAACGAGAATTGAATGCGAATGATGACATAAGGTGTGTCCCGATGGGTCCTGGGCAAACTAATATTATAGCCCAGGACACAGGGCACACCCCAACTATAAATACCCCGTGTCCTCCTCACATAGGACGTCATAAATCCCTCATGGCTTATGCACGTACCTCCCGTTATCGCCGCAAACCGCGTTACGTCCGGCGCCGTCGTCCGGTTAAACGGACTTACGCTAAACGCCGAACTTATCGCCGTCCGACGCGCCCCCGCGTCATGAATCGGAAGGCCCTCCTCAACATTACGTCAGAGAAAAAAAAGGATGACATGTTGTACGCAACTAATGTTGTCACCCCCCGAAACCCGGCGAATACCGCCTACCTCAACACCCCCGCCGTCCTCCAGGGCGGTAGCAATACGGAGTATGCTTTCCTTTGGGTTGCGACTGGCCGTGAAAATCAGACCGACATTGCCGGCGGGCGGGGTACCAAACTCAATGAGGCCACCCGTACGTCATCCCTCTGCTATATGCGGGGTTTGAAAGAGCGCATCGAGCTCATCACTACTACGTCACTCCCTTGGCAGTGGCGCCGCATATGCTTTACGAGCAAGGGCGATGTTCCAGCCCCGACAACCTCTACGGTCTTCTCCATGTTCACCAGCAATGGGTACCAGCGCGTGGTCAACGAGATCACAGGTGCTATCAAGACCTTGGTCTACGGTAGCGTCTACGATGGTACTTCCGGAAGCGATTGGATCGATCCCATGATCGCCAAGGTGGATACTCAGCGCGTTACTCTAAAGTACGATAAAGTTCGTACTATTGCCACCGGCAACCAGAGTGGCATGATACGCATGTTTAACATGTGGCATCCGATGAACAAGAACCTTCGGTACGATGACGACGAAACCGGCGGCGGTACCACTACTGCTCCATATTCTGTCACTGCCAAGGAAGGAATGGGAGACTATTACGTCATGGATCTTTTTAGGCCATTGACCGGTTCAGCTACGACAGATTTGTTGACATTTGCGCCGCAAGCTACTCTCTACTGGCACGAAAGATAGGCT